ATGGCTTAATCAACCAGTTACAAAACCTATAAAAGCGGATAAAGCAAAGATGAATTCTGGCGAGTATAGTATAATATCAAATACAGATAGAGATGTATGGTTGTTGCCTGCTAATTATCGTGTGTTCTGCCTTCCGAACGAAAGAATAGATGTTGAGAAGCCATCGGAATATATTGGGAATGTAATGGAGCAAAAGATTGCTGAATACTCTGAAACCATATCTGTTAGTAAAATAGCAGAAGATGAATACGAGGTCAGTACTAGTGGTATTAAACTCGATAGATTAACCAAGTCTGCTGCAAACCTATACGTGAGAAACTATATGGGTAGAGAAGTCGGTGACATTGATGATCTTCAATATGATACCGATTACAACATAAAGAAGACGGCAGAAGTAGAGATTGGGACTCCTGGAAAGGAATATTCAATAATAGATAAATACCGTGGTGAGTGGTTCAAGGTCGCACAGGTAGTAAAGAATGATAAGTCGATCAAGGAAGCAATAGATAGATTCAACAACAGTCCGAACCATAACTTCAAGTTTGCTGATGTGTCTGATATCGTTAAGAACATAAGTCAGGTGGAATTCATTGACGATAATAATTCTAAGGGAGTAAAGGATATCCTACCCCTTTTGAATGACTCAATAGATAGGATAGGTCAACTCCTACTCCTAACCAGACTATCCCGCATAGAACTTAATGGTAATATTGTTGACCGGGCATTTAAGGCATTAACCACTCTATATAATGAGATAAAGGGCGAAAACAGGGATAATGAGTAAAATAATTGTACCCATCCGGATAATACCACATGAGCAATATATAAAAGCTATGCTGTTATCTGGATTGGATTATGATGATATTAGGGCAAGGACTGCATTACAAGGTTATAGTGTATTAGATAAAGGGTATATGGATGATATATCCGATAGGTGTAAGGCTCTTCCTGGTGGTGATGAAATGATGAAGGAGAATAAAAAGAGGTTATCACCCAAGAGTAAGATTAAAGAGCCATATATATTGGAAGAGACGGTTGATGAGTTTAATTATCCTGACCACTTACGTGACATAATATATCATTCAATGGGATATCCTCTTGCGAAGCATCATAGCCAATTTTATCAAAGCGTTGTGTCAATACTTGCTAATAGACGGGAGAGAAGCTTCCTTGAAATTGCTGAATTAATGAATATACCAATTGAGGAGATACAGAAGAACTGGTCTAAGATAACCGGAAGAAAGAGATCTGATAAATCAAGCAACGTCAAACTATCATGCTATAATTATTATTACTGGAGATTTACATTATCGAATATGAGAGAGCATGGTGCTAGTAGAGATATTGATGTTTGGACGTATCTTGATATGGATCGAGGGAACCACTACTATGATACACATAAAGAACTTCTATTTACATCTTCGGTAGTATTATATAGTTTTTTCGGCTTATTGACTGATGAAGATAGAATGACAATGGAGAAAGAAGAGTATGGCAGATGTCATCATATGATAATGAATTCCTTTTATGATAGGAACTATAATCTACCCCCATGGGTTATATCGGAGCATTCAAGAATATCAGAAGGTATAAGAAAAGATGAAGGCGTTGAGGGTAAGGACTTCCATAGAAAACAACTTGATAGAATATTTACCCGTGTCGTAACAAGGTCAAATGATCATACTTTAGCACAGATAAAGAGAAACGAAGACAGGTTAACAAGGGAACCAGAGCAAGATGAGCCAGCGGTCATTAAACGAAAATAATAGCATAGAATATCTACGGAAAGTATTCAAGAATGAAGCAAGTCTTGATAATATAAAACTTAACCCAGTAAGCGATGTCAAGATTGAAGATGCAAACCTTGATGACTATGAATTTACCCTTGCATCTGTAGCTGAGGGAATACTTAATTTCAAAGATGCTCCATATTCCTTAGAGAATTTCCCCTTCTGGATTGATATATTTAACAGTCCACGTCTTACATTGGATTCAGAGATGGTGGACAGGAAAATGGTATGGAAATGTTCAAGGCAAGTAGGTAAATCTGTATCATGTGGATCATTGGCATCAACATTTTCCGTAATGAGACCATCATTTAATACTATAATATGTCAACCTACAGATCGTCAGATAGGGGTGTTTTCATCTGAAATATTGAAGAGCTTTAATTTAGAGTCAGTTGTTACAGCGGTATGGTATAGAGATAGTAAAAAGACTGTTAGGCAGGTAAAAAACTTTGGATATTTGAACAATTCGCGAATATTGTTAGCGAATATCTATAATTCGGTACTATCGGCACGTGGTGCTTCTGGTGATGCGATACTTATTGATGAGTTTCAGAGCATACCAGAAGAACATGCAATAGTTATTGAGCGTTGTGCTGCAAGATCAAAATATAGGATACTAATAGTTTCCGGTACTCCGCTTGAACCTACAAATGCACTGCAGAAAAGATTTGATATGTCGACACAAAACGAGTGGATGGTACCGTGTATGCACTGCGGTTACTGGAATGGACCACTGGGTGGAGATGGTAGTGATGATATTATATATAATGTGGGCAAAAAAGGACTTATCTGTAGGAAGTGTCATAGAAGAATATATCCTGAGGATGGTCAGTGGGTTCCTGCATTCCCAGATAAGCATATTGCCGGATATCATATTAATGAGCTTATGGTTAAAGGTACTTCTTGGCCGTCGTTACTATATGATCTCAACACCTATAGCCGGTCTAAGATATGGAACGAAATCTTTGGTATATCATATAGTGGTGATGCTTATCCAATACCGTTAGAACTCATGGTAAGACATTGTAATCCATTATTAAGGTTTGTTGATAGTGAAGCCGAGGCTGTGCATGCATCTGGTGACTATATGTTTGCCGGGCTTGACTGGGCTGGTGAAACAGTGCAGGGAAGAAGTAAAGATAAGATAATGTCTTATACAGTGTTGAATATATCACGATATGACGTGTCCACTAATACGCTTACCTCTGTATTCGTCCGCAGATACTACGAAATAGCTGACTTTGATTCAGACAGCCCGAATAGTGTTCTTACAGATATAATACACTGGTTAAATTTATTTAATGTAAAAATGTTAGGTTGTGATTATGGTGTCGGTCATAAAGAAAATCAGCGTATCATTAAAGAACTTGGTGTTGGCAGAGTAATGGAGATACAATATCTTGGAGTAATAGCTGATTTTTATGAATACTATATAAATGCTAACAAGTGGGTTGTGTCTAGAAATAATGCAATAGAGGATTTCATAGAGGGACTTAAGTTAGGAGAATTCGAATTCCCAAGGATTCAGGAAGTGTCGGAGTATATAACTGATGTAACTAATATAACCAAGTCCAATGACGCACTAAAACGGGTTACATATGGCAAGAATGGAACCGATGATTGGCTTCATACTCTTATATACGTAATGCTCGCCCAGAGGTTCTTTATGAAGAGTCCAAAGTTCCAATATAAGATGAGGAAAAAATAAATATTGACAAATATAGTTGCTTTGTCTTATAGTTAATATGGAAAATATAGATATTGTAAACAGTAAAGGAGAAGATATGAAATGTCCGACGATGTTGAAGACAGCAGGTAAGAAGAAGAAGGAACCAGGTTATTCTGGGGTACAGGGAGCTTATAATAGAGCAGTTAGAGCGGGAGATAAAGGTATTAAGAAATTTAGGACTCATCCTGTTCTGAAAAAAAAATATCGTAGCACTATGATTAAAAACTATATAGTACAACCTGCAATTGGTACAGCAATAGGAAGAATATTAGGTGGACCTGGTGCCGGTACAGCATTAGGGTTTAGTGGAGGTATTCTTTCAGGGATGATTGGGCAAAATATAGACAGAACCAAGGCTACACGTGATTGGTTACAAGATAGAGGGATGACACACAAAAGTAGACAACCTAGATTTGCAATGACTCCAGAAGCAAAGGAAAAATACCTAAGCAAGAAGTATCAAGGTGGTGGTTACGGCAAGGGAAAGACAGCAATGGATGAGAAGAAGAAACCAGGATATTTTGCAAGGAACATGGCGGCATCGAGAGCAATGAGAGCATCAGATACAGGGGTTAAATCAGTGTTAGCAAAAAAAGAACTTATTAAGGCAAGGACAAAAAACATGCCAGTGAACTTTTTAGTCATTCCTGCCGCAAGTACAGCAGCCGGGGCTGGTTTAGGTAGATTGGTAAAACGCACAGGGGCTGGTGCTGTGGTTGGAGCAACTATTGGACTTGGAACTGGTTATTTTAAAAACCTCATTGATATGGTTAGAGCAGATAAAAAATACTTAAAGGGAAAAGGCATGAACATGAACCAATTTACTGGTAACGTTAAACTTAGTCCTGAAGCAGCACAGAAGTATTTACATAAAAAATATGTCGGTGGTGGTTACGGTAAATAATATACCGGAAATAAATATAATGGGTAAAATTAAAACTATTAAGGATGGTAGAAGATGAAAGATGAAAGCGTAAGCGAAAGAATCCGTAAGATAGCTGCTGAGGAAGAGCTAAAGACTGTAGTTGGTGATGATGGTGCAGAAAAGACTGCCGCAGAAGTAATGGAAAGTTTAACCCGTGATGCTGTTGTAAAAATAGCATACGAAGCTGAAATGCAGAAGATAGCAGAAGAAGAGGGTATCGTGATCACTACTCCCGAAGAGCTTGGTGACTTTATCACAAAGAGAGCAGAAGAGATTACTGTTGATTTTCTTGCAAATATGCCAAGTGAAGAAAATGTGAAGGTCGCATCAGAAATTGATGATAAGATCAGTAAAATGACTCCGGAAGAACTTCAGGAAAAGTATGCAGATGACGTAGCCTGGGGACAGGGATTTACTCATGGGTTCATCAATGGTAAGGAAGCAAGTTTATCCGAAGAACAGGACGGTTTGTTTGAAGCATTTATGGGCAAGGTCGCAACCATTGTTGATGAAGCGACATATGGTAAGATCAAGGAAGGTATGGAGGGCATGGATGCACCATTAGAGGAAGTCAAAAACATCGCCACAGAGACCGCAGCAAGTATTATTGTCGACGCTGCCGGTGGAACAGAGGCTCTATCCCAAGAAGCCGCTCAGAGTGTTAAACAGGTAGCAGACAGTATTGGTGAACAGGTAGCATCAGAAGTAGCGGCAATAACAGCTAATACCGAAGCCCCTACAGCCGCTCCTCCTGCACCACCACCAGTTGCATAATTAATCGCAATAGCGTGCCTGTGCAAAACGGGCACGCATATCTTAAAAGGGGTATCTAATGGATAAAAATTCGACGATAAATAAAATAGCAGATGAAGCAGTAGCTGACTATTATGAGGGTGAAAGTAAGGGTACCCTATCTCAATCAATAGCTAAAGTAGCAGTTGGTTATGGTGTTAATGAATTAGAGGTAGGTCTGATATGTCCTATTGCCAACCACAGAGTATTCCAGAACAAATATGCACAAGATAAGCTTGCAACATTTGATATTGCAAAGAAAGAAAAGGTATTGGGAATAATGTATCCTAAAAGAAAGGTTGCAGTAACTATAAGTGTATCAAAAACAGCCGGGGTATTGGAAAGTATATATAAGACAGCCGGGGCAGAAGTTGTTGATGAAGGCTTAAAGGAACAGATGGAAAAAGACGTTAAGGAAAAGACAACTGCCAATACAATGGAAGCGGGAGCTAATAATGCTGATATTCTCAACTCCTTGATCGTTAAGAGAGATGGATTATCAGCAGGATTATACAATAAGGTTCTAACACTGTATCAATCTGGTGTTCAGTTAAATGAGATCTATGAGACACTGAAAAAATCCTGGGGTGATCACAATAATGAGAATACATCTAAGGTGTTTAAAGAGATAATCGACAGAATGGTTTCTGATGGTTACATTAGTGATGATTCAAGAGGTGATATGGATAAAGACAAAGATTATGACGATTACGAGATAGAACCTGGTAATGTTATAACTGAAACAGCTAATAAAATAGCATCTCTGAACGATGATATATTGGTAAGAACAGTAGCTCAGTGTAAAATAGCGGGAATTATAAAGACGGCAGGGAAAGATAAAGAGGCTAGTGATTTAATTGGTATGATTATTGACGATGATCTAAAGTTGATGATTAAAGATGGTGGTGCCATTAACTCGACTATGAATGCTGTAAAGAATGTATTTAGGGGTAAATCTGGGGACATGATTAATGACATTGGAAGGTCTGCGTTAGTTCTTGGAACATTAAGTTCACTGGCATATTTGGGAAATAAAGGTATTATCGAGATAAAGAAACCAGCAACTAAGAATAAGCTATTAACAAAATATCCAGAGATGGAAGCATTAAATAATAGTAACCCTCAGTTATTTAAAGACTTATTTGATACTTTAGTAGTGGCTAACCCATCATATCTGGATATGCCTTTTGCATTAATGTCATTGATAAGGAAACACTCTGAATACGGAGTTATTGATGCAAATACAATCAAAACCCTAGGATCATCAAGACCAAGTAATCCATTAGAATCGCTTGAATCAAACCTATCTGGAACGGTAAATAAGTTAGTACAGCAAAATATGCTAGGTCTTGATAGTAAAGGCAATAAGAATACATAATGTCAACATACCAAGATTTGGTTGTTAGTAAAGATGGTCGATTAGAGAAAATACTATTCGATAGTCAGTCCTATGGTGGGGGTGAATATAAGGCTCAGGTGGGAGATATTGAAAGGCTATATCGATACGCAGAATATTACGCTGCATATACTGTTGTCGGCACAGCACTTGAGAAAAGAGCAATGTATCCAATCTCTAGTATGTATATTATTGCTGATGCTGATAAAAAGAAGACAGTTGAGGATATAGTAAGAAAGATTGGTCTTAGGCAGCGTCTTATGGAAATCAGTATGAAATATAGTACTTATGGATTAGTCATAGCAATACCTATGAAGCCAATTAAAAAGCAGATATCTTGTAAATCATGTGGTCAGATTTATGATCTTCGTGACTTAATGGAAAATGGCAAAAAAACATATAGATTCCGAAGGGGCAAATTCCGGTATAAATGCACGAATAAAGAATGTAATCACTATGGTAAAAACTTCACTTTTAATTCAGTAGATTCCGTTATCAAGGACCCGTCAAAAATCAATATTGGTGTATGGTCACCATATCAGATTAAGCCGATAAGGAACGATATAACCGGTGAAACAAGGTGGATATATAGGATACCACCAGAGACAATAAGATTGATAGAAAAGGGTGATCATTTCATCTTATGCGGAACCCCTAAGCTTTATATAGATGCTGTATTCCTGAGTAATACATATGAGATAGAAGCAAGTTCAGATAAGATACATGTATTTGAAGCACCTACTTCAAGAATTGATGGGAAGCCAATGCCACCATTAGCAAGGGCATTTAGAAGTCTATCAATGAATGAAGCATATATGGCAGCTAACAGGAATATATCAAAAACATTCTTAATACCATTCAGGACCCTATTTCCGGTTGATAGGGGCACGATGGATAGACCTATCCAAAATACCATTGATATGCCTAATTTCAAGACAGCCATGAGGGTAGAAATAAACAAATGGTTAAAGGACCCGAACTATATTCCGGTAATGCCATTAGAGATTGGTAGTAAAGATTTCTGGGGTAACGGAAAACTCTTAGTTACAGACCAGCAAGTGAGGAGTAATACTCAGGATATATTAGCTGAAATAGGTGTGCCGTTGGAGTTTATATATGGTGGTGCAACCTGGTCTAGACAGAATGTATCCACTGTCATCCTTGAAAACTCATTCAAGGTATTGGCAGATATACTTCAGGGTTTATTAGATGATGTATCAGATATAATCAATGAGACTATTGGACTTACCAATAAGTGCTCTATTAGACTTGGTGTACCTAGGCTTGTTGAGGCTATGGCAGAAAATAGTTATCTAAAAGAGGGTATGGAAGCAGGTGATATCAGTAAGCAGACATACTATAATAACTATAATATTAACTACAACGAAGAGAAGAAACGAGTTAATGATGATCATGAAGTTAATGTTATTCAGTCAGAGGAAAGGGGTAAGAATCTTGGATTGGAAGAGGTTGCTAGATTAAAGGTTGTCGACGGATATCAGATTGAACGGAGAGAAACGGAGAGGAAGGAGAGATTGAAAGACAGCCTTGTTATGAGTGCTATACAGAATGATGATATCGCAAGACAAATATCTAGCGAGAAACAAATATTAGATATGAATGCAAAAATGCAAACAAAGATGGAAAGAAAATCTATAAAGATAAACACTAAAGCACAGATAAAACTATTAGAAGAACAGAGTAAAATGCAGATTGATGGCATGAAGCAACAGATGAATATAGAAGCACAGAATATTGAAAAACAGATGTTAGCCCAGAACAAAGCAGAAACAAAAATAAATGATAAGCAACAGAAAGAGCAGGAAGAGATGCTCATTAGTGCAGGTGAACAAAGCCTTACTGACCCAGAAAGAAAGCAGATGGAAAGACTAAGTAAAGAGCAAACAAGGGCATTTCTTATTGAGAAGGGAACGGCTGTGTCTGAAAACAGTGATGGAAAGGGTAAAAAGAAAGGTAAGGGTAGTAAGAGTAAGACAGTATCTGTTCCTCCCCCGAAAGAGGATGAGGTTATGAAAATAGTTGAGAACCTGTCTAATATGCCAGAGGGAGAAGAGAAGTATCAGGCAATGTTGGAGATACAAGGAAAATATCCAGAATATTATGAACAGATAATTAGTATGTCTAAGGAAGAAACAATAAAAAGATATGTTGGAGCGATAATAAACTCTGCACCAGGTGGAGAACAAGAGTTGATCCAGGAAATCGAAGAAGGTTATCCGGATATATTGGACACCGTAGGCCGTGAAGTTAAAAAGCAGATGGTAGTGCTTGAACAGGCTAAGGAATATGCTTATGAATTATATAAGAATAAAGATAATAAATCTATTTATATGCATAAAATTAACGAGATCAATAAATATGCTCCGACTGAATTTAGAATAATGATATTTAGATACTATGAGAACTTGGTTAATACAGAACTGGATAACGTCAAGGTTGTATTTGAAAAACAAGAACAAGAGAAGAAATTAATCAAGAAACAGGATAAACTTGCAACAAATATAGCAAGACAGTTAATGGCAATGAGCGAAGAGATCCGGAATTCACACCTTGCAGGCTATAGACATGAGGATCCAGTGCTGTTTGATAAAATAACAATGGCAATAGCTAAAATAAGAGAATAAGGAGAGGATATGTCGATATATGACGTTAAAACAAAAACCAGAGTGCAAAGTGGCAGAGATGGAAGAAAGTATGGTCTTTATGGTAAAGATATATTACATGGTGTATCTAATCAAGTATCACCTACTGGTGTATATTACGACGCTCTTCAGTTTATGGCAGAAACAGTATTTACCATTATAACGGATGAAGAGCTTTATACTGGGACACATGTTGGCGTACATTTTCCAGCAGGGACAATAGTCCAGGGTCGTTTCACAGGCTTAACAGTAACGCCGGGTTCTACGGGCATTGTATATGCATATAGAGTGAAGAAGAGATAATGTCTGAGATATTAAGCAATACTGAGTTTGTTGTTCCCATATTTAAGGCAGACGGCGATCCATATTTAGAAGCCGATGGTGAAGCAATACTGGTTTATGCAAAGAGACTGACAGTTGCAATAGCCGGAGACTTTCCTTACACTCATTGGGCAGTAGATACAGATAACGTAACCGGGTTTGGACTTTATGGTGGTACAATTGCCACCGCCAAATTTACACCCCAGGGGAATGGGATCTGGACCAAAGAAATGGACACTAGTTTACTTTTTATAGATCATCCAACCAGAGAAGATAATTATTTTGTATTTATCGGAGATGAAGATGTTCCATTTACTACTGATGACTGGACACTTGTAAAGGGATATGACCCAAGATATTTTGGTACACTGAATTTTCCACCAGCACTGATATCACATTTAATTTCTAATGTGTTTATTGATGATGGTGGGGTCACAAAGGTAGCTGAGGCTTATATCGAAGCTGCTTTAATCGCTAAGATAGATGCAAATACTACCCATTCAACCGGAACAGGAGAAGACCATTCCTCGGTGTTAAGTTTAGTTAATAACTATGATATGGATACAATCCTCGCAGCTATTGCAACCGATGAGGATATATTGAACGCATTGGCAAATAAATTATATAGTTCTAGCTACCTTGCAGAAAGAATAGCATCGCTGACTTAATAGTTATTATGCGGTTATAATGACAACAACGCTATTAGATTATTTAAAGGAACCAAATTTTGGTAAACAAACCCTGTTGGATATTCTTATAAACGGTAATCAATATCCGGTAGCACTAAGGAATGAAAACCCAGATTTTAGCCGTCCAACCCAACAGATAACTAATCTAAGGCCAAGCCAGTATGAACTGAGATTGCAATATGGTATGCGATCAATAGAGAGTGGTATAATAACAGATTTATCATTATATGGTAATGATGCTACTATTGAGGGGAGAGAAGTAACTAATGAGGATTTTACGACACCAGGAGTATTGGGAGTGGCAATAACTCTTTCCGGAGCGAGTGCAGCCAGGGTAGCAGCAGGTGATGCTTCGGTTGCAGTTATCAGCGGCGTTACGGTTACCACTTCCCCATTCTCAATTACATATACAGAAGATGTTGACTATACAATAGATATTATAGCCGGGACAATAACACCAATAGTTACAGGTAATATGGCAATAAACACAGATTATAAAATAGACTACACATATTACACTTATGGTAGAGGACAAAATCAATATGCTTTACACCTAGATAACACTAAAAAGGTTACATGCATACACAGTGATAGCGTAAACCTTACTGATGCCATGACCTTAATCGCTGTTTCGGATAATATAAGCTCTGGGGACTTGATAAAAAAGGATGATAGCTACCATATAAAGATAGCCGTTACGCACGTGGACGACTATGTCCCAACGGCAGTAGTTCCAGATAATACTCCAACACCTATATCTGATGAAGGAATATATAATGTTATAGTTGAAAGTGTGGGTGGTGGAATTTTGTATGTTGATGGAACCGATTATGCTATTAACAACACAGAAGGAACTATAACTATTCTTGACTTCGGAACAATTACTGGGAGTTATCAAATTACATACGACAGCTATGTGTGTACGGCGGGTATTTATATACCAGACGATGTCTCCTCGCCAACATTACACGAATTAATAGCTAATATTCGCCCTGGGTTCACCCATATTGCATTAACATATAGTTCATCATCTAAATTTAAACAGCTAAAGCTATATGTTGATTCAAAGTTAGTTGCTTGGGAGAACCTCTCAGATGCACTTTCAAATGACATTATTGAAAGTGCTAATTCAATAAATATAAGTACTGGAATGGAAGTTATTATTGACGAATTAGCGATATATGGTGAGGAACTTAGCCATAAAGAAATAGTATCAGACTATTATTATAGAGATGACAAGTTAAGTGGTAGTATAGTTAGAGGTGGAGGGGGATCAACACCATCCACGTTTTTCGAGGGATTAACTAATGTAACTGTTGTAAATGATGCTACATATACATTATTATCAACTGATTATCTTCTTGATGTTAAAAGAACCGCTACCGGAACATGTGCAATAACTATACCGGCAAGCGAGTGCTATTATGGCAGAACATTTAGGATTAAAGATAGTGGAGGCAATGCATTTACTAATAATATAACCGTAACAGCAACAGGATATAATTTTGAAGGTTTGGGTAGTATATTGATAAGAGATAATTATCGAGGACTAGAATTCTACTTCAATGGCACGGAGTTTATGATTATGTCAATGAAATAGTTTGACATATATTTTAATATGTTTACTATGGCAGTAGGAGTGATTCATGAATGTATTGTGTAATCTGGCTTTAACAGGATTTAGGTATGTACCTATAGTTATTAGGACCACAGATGAATATATCTATGTTAAAACTGCTGTCCTTGGTGTGTATGAAAGACTTCTTACTATTGACGGAATACCTGTTAGAGTAGATAAAGTGGATGATGTAGAATATTTCTACGTAAAAACAGCAACACCTGGTGTATATGTTAAATATATTACTAAGGGTGGATTACCGGTACAGGTTACTACAGTTTTATCTGATTATGAGTATTTTTATGTAAGGACAGAGATAGAAGGTGTTTATGTTAGATATATATTGAAAGACGGAGCGTTATTCCTTGGCGAAAAAGAAACAAATACAGAGGAGTATTTTCTTGTTAGATCATCAGACGTTCCCGGGACATATGAAAGGTATTCCGTTAATGGCGGTGATCCGGTTGTCGTAGGAGTAGATCAAAATCTAGAAGAGACATATTACGTGAGAAATGATGAAGGTGAATTTGTAGAATATCTACTAGAAAGTGGAGAATTGTTTATAACAAAAAACGAATGATAAGGAGAAGATTATGAAGACGAAAAGTTTTATTGTAATGGCGTTTATCCTGTTAATGGTATATGCTGCTTATGGGCAATATTTAAGCACTTATACTGGGGCAGAGTTGGATGAAGTGGTACTGAAAGTAGTTTCAGTAAGTAACGGTACCGGGCAGGCAAGCAAGGCATTGATTCTTGATGAAGATCTTAATATAGCAAACATCAATAAACTAAGTGCAGACACGTTAGTTGTATCTGGGGTGGTAATAATACCTGGCACAAGATCAGGTGAGAGGCTTGTAAAGGTTGACACACTCGGAATTATGACTAACACAGACCTTGTTGATTGGGTTGTATCTTCATCTGACAGTATGATAATTGTTACTGATGATTTAGATGGGACAATAACATTATCGTTGCCTCAGGCAATAGATACCCTCGCTACCGTAGAGTTCGGTGGAGTAAATGTAACACGTTCGGGCATTACGACAGTAAGTATAGATGTCTCTGGACAACTATCAGTTATACAAGCTGATAATGGAGGGGCAAGTGTCGGTAGTCTCATTGAAATTCTCCAGCAAGCAGGAGAAACTTACTCTGGAACAACCGCAGGATTAACCATAAAAAACTATGATGAAGACGCTACCGTGGTACATGGTTCTGGGGAGAATACAGGGCTTGCAGTATTTATGAAGCAGTTAAGTGCATCGTTGGCAGGTGGTGAGAATTCTATAATGTCGTTACATTCCCATGCCTCGGCATTAGGTAAACTTGACCATGGAGTAGTTGTTTATCCAGATACCGTAGGAAGCGTTTTTGCTGTTAGGGCTGCCGTAATAGACTATGGACTAGATTTCTATGATCAAGCTAACGTGACCGTAAACAATGCGGAAATCCGCGGAAGCAACGGTGAAACAATTGATAATATTACCAATGGTGAATGGGGATTTGGTGCTGCCGATTTAGTTGCTACTGGAGATTTAGAAATCGGCAGTATTGCATCTGATAGTGTTGTAACTGCTGACTATTTTACGGTAACCGTTGACAGATCGACAGACGAATATGATTTTTATTATGATTTAACTGATAGGGATGGCGGAGTATTCCCCGATAGCGGTCCATTTAAGACTTATATCTATAATACAGAAGTAGATAGAGAAGCCACTGAAGATATGACTGGTGATTCTAGAGACGTGATGTATAAAGGTGTTTACCGAAATTACGGACAGAATGACGCAAGCTCTCAGGTGCAGGGAATCGGTATAAGCGTCCGCAATGAATCGGGCGGAACAATGGGCACTATAAAAGGTGCTGAGTTTGCAGTTAATACAAAATCTGGTGCAACTTCTACAAGCGTAACTGGTTTAGAAGCCACTGTAGAACACTACTCTGCAGGGGCAACCACCAATTTATACGGGGCAAAATTTGATATCAGAAATGAAGGTGCAGAAGCTACCAATCAGTATGGTCTAGTAATAACAAATACAGACAACAGCACTGCTAATGCTTCTGATGCTACTATCTATATAACAGACACAGGAACTAATACTGGTTGGGACTACGGAATTGATATGAGTTCTGCCACGATAGGAATTTCTGACATAATATGTAATAATGGTGCCACTATATATAATAGTACAGCAGACCTTCTGACAATTACCGAGGCAACTGTTGATGTAGATGGGGCTTTTACCGCAGGGTCTGTTACAAGTGATGCAGGGGTTTCCGGCACTGCTATAACTGGTTCGTTAGAGGCTAATTTCACCAATAACGCCGCTGCTGTAACTTTTGGTGCAGTCGGAACTGATGCCGATGTATTATTAACATTCGATGCTGTAACTTCCCAAGGTTCAATAACTTTCATGGAAGATGAGGATAGATTCGACTTTGATAATGATGTCGATGTAATAAGATGTTTTACGGCAGGGTCTGTAACTTCTGATGCCAATATTGCAGGCCTTACCTATGGAAGTGATTCCTCGATCTCGGACGCAGAATTATTAGTACTTGATGATGGTGCTTTGACAGAAATATTCGTTGGTGGAGGTGCTGGTGTAACCCCAGTTTGGACTACGGCTACAGGTACTGGTGCCCCTGTTAGAGCAGGATCTCCTTCCTTTACTACCCAGATCACGACTCCTGATATCTCAGTTACGGATGATGTTTTGTTAGCTGACGGTGCAGTTGTAGGTATTACTGGAAATGAGGTTATAACATTCCTTGCTGCTGGAAGTATTAATTTCACCGGAGCTACTGTTGATGTTGATGGTGCTTTTACTGCTAGCTCAGTTGTGAGCGACGGTGCAGTTGGAGGAACAGATATTACTGGTTCAGCAGAAGCTAATTTCACTAATAATGCTGCTGCCGTAACATTTGGTGCAGTAGGAACAGATGCAGACGTTGTATTGGCATTTGACGCTGTAACTGCTCAGGGTTCAATCACTTATATGGAGGACGAAGACCGATTCGATTTCGATAATGATGTCGATGTGATCGGAGATTTTACCGCAGCAACTATCACTAGTGATGCAGGAGTTTCTGGAACTATTCTATCTAATTCAGCACTACAATCTACAACCCTTGGCAGTGGTGTTACTACTTTTGCATTAACTTCTAACAGCATAACCCTTACTGGGGATGGCGGAGCTAATACACTTGGGACTATTACTGGGGCAGAAATTGGAGTTTATGTTATAGAATTTGTTGATGGGCTTATAACTGTTACTGATACAGATGCAGGAACAGCCGATACCATTGATCTTTTGGGAACAGCTACGAATTTAACCAGTGCAGATGATACCACTTTAATGATTTGGTATAACGGCACCTCCTTCTTAGAAGTTTCCAGAAGTGTGAACTAATATTAGGTAAATTATGAAATGTCCAATTATGTTAAAAATTGCTCTCAGCACTGGTCTTTTGGCCAGTGCTGCTAGGGCAGCATCAAGTAAAAGCAATGTTCTATATAAGTCATTAAAGGGAAGCGGTAATAAATTAAAGAACATAACCGGAAGCCTGGCTAACAAGAAGAGGATGCAGGCAAATAAGTTTCTATCGAATGCCTGGGCAAGTAAAGGTAAATTCCCTTACGAAAGCTCTATAATTAGTCCTAAGGTAAGAAGAGGATCCAGTATCTTTGCAAAGGAAGATATGGGATTAATGAAAAGAATAAGAAGAAATAAGTTTAAGTCAATTAAATAGGAGGAATGAATGGAAAAAGCAATGAAATGGATTGTTATTGTATTGATTTTAGTATGTATTGCAGTAGTAGTTACTAACGTTAAGGTACTTAGTGCTATTAAGCTTACGGAGGAAATAACTAGGCTTAATAATGACCTAGAGGTGAAAACATATCAGGCTGATAACCTAGCTCGTAATTTATCCGCAGTTAACAACCTTCTGCAGGCTAAAAGTGAATTGATCCCACAGATCAACGATGTGTTGCTGTTGAACGGATATGGCGATCAAAGAAGGGAAATAACCGTGGCAACTACGAAAGATAAAGCCGTGGAATCTGGTGAAGTAGATAATGAATAATAAGGAGATATTATGAAGTGTCCCATTATGTTGAAGGTTTCAGCGATGGAAGAAAAAGAATTTAATGATATCAGAAAATCACAGATATTAGGAGCAATAAAGGGGACAGCGGCTGGAGGAATATTAGGGACTGCGGCTATGGCATTAACCAGAAAGCATCCATATCTTAGGTTAGCTGCTATACCTTTCGCAGGAGCATCAACAGTGGCCGGTGGTATCTATGGGCATAGTAGAGGAAAACAGGTAGCACTTAAGAAGATCAATGAAAAAAAAGAGCTTAGTTAAATAGAGGAAATAAGGGTACACATGAAAAAGATAATACTAATAGCGATCATCTTAATGGCAGCATTATTGATGTGTGCCCAATACAACCCTGGTAAGTTTGACAATTTATGGATATGGGAAGCTGATATCACCAGTGCAGAAGACTCATTGACATTTAATGGTACAACCATATATCCATTCCCGGATAGTACAACTTCGAGTTTGACGGTATTAGGAACAGCCAATGAAGTAACGGTTTCTACGGCTAATGATACGACAACTGTAAGTTTGCCAGACAGTATCTATATCGAGGTTATTCAAGTAGATACACTCTACGCAGACTCTATTAATGTCAGAACGATAACTGGCTCTGGTGATTTGAATATTACTGGAAATATATCAGGAATATTCCCTGATAGTCTGTCAGCAAAATCTTCGGTTATCGGAGTTACTAATGAAACTAATGTAGTATCTCTTAATGATGTATATACAGTAGGGCTAACTGACGATGTGAATATTGCAGATACCCTGACAGTCGGCGGAAGTGTAGTTGCTAATGGAACGGTCACAGGTAGTAATCTATCAGGATCGAATACAGGTGATCAAGACCTCTCAGGCAACGTGCCATACACGGGGGCAGATTCTACACTAAATATGGGCGATGAAGATATAATAGTAGATACCTTGAAATCCATGTCGCTTTACGGGGTATCACCCGAAGGCTTAGTTCTCGGCATGAACTTCGATACAGAGTCTATTACCTCACCAACAGCTTACGATGCCAGCTTCTACAATAATCACGGCACGATTACG